CAGTAACAGCACCGGCAAGCGTGATCGTGCCAGTACCAGTCGTTACCGTGGTTTCTTGGACGCGATCCGCAAGTACGAGCGCCATGACTGCGCCTTATGCAAGGTTCAACAGAGCAGTGCCAGCAGCGTTAGTAGGCATTGTCAATGTGAACGTACCAGCGGTCACAGTCTGCGAACCAAAAGTGTGAACGCTGACAGCGCGGTTGGCCTGTGTGCTGTTGTAGATCAATACCGAATCAAACGAAGTGGTGATCGTCACGTTGCTGTACACCAAACTTCCGGAAGGTGTCCAGTATGCAGTGGTTCCGCTTGTTGTTGGGGCTGTTGCGTTGGTAACTGTTACGCCGCCAGCGGTGTAGTTTGTGCCAACCACCTCGTCAGTTGTGGAGTACACGGTTGTGCCTGCACCCAAAGAGCCTGTTGAGTAATACAGCGCACCCTTAAAAGTGTCTGCGCCCGTTCCAGCACGAATTACGGTGGTGCCGAAGTTGTGAAGCGCCTGAAGAATTTCAGCCTTGAACGATGTGGTCATTGCCTGAGAGTTAGCCATTTAAGCCTCCGTGTTAGCCGAACATAGCGGCAATACCATCTGCCGCAACATTTTTTTTCAACTGAATATGTACGGAACGGTGAACAAGCTCGCCTTCCAGCCAGTATTCCGTCCAAGTTGTGTACTCGTTGTCATTGTCTAAAGAGCCCTCTTTCTTTTCAAGCAAAGAGTCATCCATGTCGCCTTTGGTGGTCGTAACAATCAATTTGAACTCCTAATAAGAGCTGTTGTAGCGCCGTTTACCGGCATTGTAATTGTAAAAGTCGCGGTTGATGTTTTGTCAGATCCAAAGTCCAATACAGCAATAGACTTGTTGCCTTGCGTTACGTTGTAAATCAACGCACACCTGGCCGTTAACGCGGCCGACCAAGACACATTAGGGAATCCAACGTAGGCTGTAAAGCCAGATGAACTAACAGTGATTGGCGTCAGAACCTCACCGCCAGCGGTATATCCTGTTGCTACAACTTCGTTATCAGATGAATAGATAGTCGTAGCTTCGTTAAGATTGGCATTGGCCGTATACAGCGCAATCTTAATTTGATCAGTCGTCAGGTTATGAACGGCCTGATACAACTCAGCTTTGAAGCTGGTCGTCTGTGTTTGGACAATGCTCATGATACCGCCGTTCTAACTTGACCATCACGGTAAGCATCAGCACGTTGCTTGCCATCTGCCAAGTTCTTATACAGAGCAATCGCTTGTACATAACGACTTTGAGCAAGTTGAACCATGTCAGCTTCACCCTTCATGTAGGTGTACGCCTCACAAATAGTTCCATACAACAATGCAGAATCAAAGTTATCGCCCAGCCACGTTGTTCCGGCCGTAACAATTGATTCAGGATAGTAGTTGTAGTGCAGCTCCGCGTTGTAGGCCGCGCTGGGGGTTGGGCCAACAATAAACGTTAGCTCGTTCACATCATCTGACCGAGGGCCAAAGATTGCATAGTGTCGTGGCTCACTTACCTGTGCGGACAAAGGATAAGCTTCTCGGATGAAGTTGACGTCTTTGTTGAGCAAATACAGATAATCGCCCTGAAACGCCACATAGCCAGACACTGTGTCGGCGTTAGTTACTGTTAATGTGATTGATGTACCTGAAATGCTTCGGACCAATGCATTGGTTCCAATGTTTGAGCCAGTCACTTGTTGGCCCACCGCAATACCTGTAGCACTTGCAACATTAATTATTTTTGACCCTGATGCCCCAGTAGCAGTTGTGGTGTTGTATGGGTATACGGCAAGACTATACACAGACAAAAAGTCTGAGGGACACTCAAGGTACTTATTGCCAGTGGTCAATACGCCTGTCACGTTCTTTCGCAAGTTTGCTGGCTGCGCTGTGTTGTAGATGCGCTGCTCTGCCTGACGAATGAACGTATTCATATTGTCAGTTGGGAAAGAGTTCTCGCAGTAATCGCTTACCTGCGTGACAAGGTCGGCGTAATTCATGCCATTGGGCCTCGTGACATCAAGCCTTTAGTAGCCGCACCAGTACCGCGCATCTTAATGCCGGAAGTCTTTGGCTCACCACCAGAAGACTTGTTAATGTTGCCAATGGTCATAGCAACATTTTCAGCACGGCTCATGTTCTTACCAGAGCCAGGATTCTCTTTAGAGGAGACTTTCTCGCCCTTCATTGTGTGAGGAGCAGCATAGACCTTGGCATCGCCAACTTCTTTGCCCATCATTTTCTTGCTGTATGTCGCCATATTAACCTCGCATTTGGTTGTTAGCGCGCGCCATGTTGCGGCCTACTTTACGCATAGCCTCACCAGTTACGCCAGCACTCTTCTTGCCGCCTGCCTGAATTTTGACCTTGGGGCCACTGTCGCCCAAGTTCGTGCCATCGGTCTTGCCCTTTTTAGCAATGCCGTCTGCTGATCGTGTATATGCCATGTTTAGCTCCTATGAAACTGTGATTGTGACTGTACCAACAAATGTTGTTCCCACCAAGTAGTTAGGCGTTAAATATTGGTCATATCCACTCGCCCCACCAACTGGATACCAGCCCCACTGAATATCCCGAGAACCACCCGTTAAATTTCCACTTGCGTTCAAACCGGCCGTTACATACGTTGTGTCCGGCCGTGGTTGATAAATAGCCTGCGGATCGTTAACAGGATACATACCCAGCTGCAACTGCGGCTGATCTGGGTCCCAGCAAGCCTGACACACTTTAAGTTGATACAGCTTTGTCTTGATGACTTCTACTTTGAGCTGCTTCAACTTATAGCGCTGGCCACACCGATCACATTCGGCAATAGCATATTTGCCCGATGCAAACGGCGTTGGCATTAACTACCCCCGCCAATAAAAGCTATACGAGGCACCAACCTCAATGTAGCCTTTTCTCGATCCTCTTGAGCCGCCAGCTTGTACTGCTCTTCATATGCCGCTTTCAGCATATCAAGACGGCCCTGCAACTCAGGCACCTTCATAGCAATGTAGTAGGCCAATCCTGCGGCTACTGCGGGCAGGAAGCGGAAATTCATATCGGATGTCTGAATACCAGCGCCCGTGTCTTGGATCCGGCGCATTCTGTAATACACAAACTGGTATTGCTGCGAGCCATCAGGTGTAGGCCACACCGTGATAGCAGGAAGTTGGGGAACAAACACAGCAGTTCCATCTGCTTGAGCAGCTGCTGTTGTATTGTTTTGGCCACGGAATACACCACCCAGTGTTAAGCCACTGATGTAGGTGTAGTAAATGTCTTCTGTGCCAAGACGGATAAAGCCAGATCCAGCCAAACCATCCACTGTACTGAGCGTGATCGTTGTGTCTGTGGCACTAATTGCGCCATCAAGAACGGCGGCAGTAGGATTAGTTTCACCAGAAAGACGCTGAATCCAAACTTGGATTGGGCGAGCTTGAGTTAACTTATTAGGAATCGTTGCATATGTAGAAACGCTAATACGGGTGATACTCAAGTCAGCTTGGGTAGATGAGTTGTTAGCCTGAGTTCGGATCACATGATCCAGCAGATCAATCGTATCTGTAGGCAAAGCATATGTAGCCAATCCTTGAGTCAGGGTAATCGTACCTGTCTCAATCGTCCACATATTGATACCACGGTTAGCCCACTCAATCGTCATGATGTTCAAAGAACGACGAGCTGTACGCAGGTCATAACCCGTGCGCATCTCACGACCAGCTCTCTCCCAAGCTTCTTCCGCAAGCTCGGTAAACTCAAGATTGAAAGAGCTGGTGCCTGTAGTGGTCATTTTTTAGCCGTCTTAGCAGAGTTAATAAATGCTTTGGCCGTAGGCGCACCTTTGGAGCCAGGCTTGCGCATCTTTTCTTTAGAGCCAGCTGCTATGCGCTTTCTCTTAGCATTGATGTTGGCATACAAACCAACAGGCCCGCCTTCAGCATACTCTGTAAAGTCAGTGTTATCCCGACGAGCCTTGCGAACGCCTTTGGGCATTTTGCTGGAGCGCATAGCGCCCATTCCACGGCTGGCCATCATAATTCAGCACATCTTTCCGCGTGTTTTTCCACGCTGAGCAATGCCATCACCACGGCGCGATGCAGAAACTACACCACCTTTTTTAAGCCCCAAATTTTTCAAACCACCAACTGGGGTTGTATTTGATTGAGGGGCCGCACTACCTCCAGATGATCCACCTAAATCATACAAGGTGCCCGATTCATCGCCACCGCCGTATAGCCCTGTGCTAATTTGGTTAAGCGAACCACTAAGCTGATCTGCTGCTTGACTTATGCTGTCAAGCCCACCAATCGCTCCACCAGAAGCATATTTTTTAACCATGATTACCCCTTAGCAAGCTTTGCCGCCACGAGACATTTTGACCATGGTGCCTTTGGTTTTACCCTTAGTGGCCATGCCGTTAATGCTAGGAGAAGCCGTTTTAACCGTACCCATCTTTGGAGCCATGCCGCCCTTGGCAAGTTTGGTCATTGGCTGACCTTTGTGCAAACGGCCTTCGTGTTTGTTCACGGCCTTCTGCATCATCTTCTTGTCCATTTTGACATCTGCGTGTTTCATGTCATCACCTTTAGAAAATTTACGGCCTTTGTCGGCCTGGTTAAATTCTTTACCCACAGACTGTGGGACGCCTGCTTTCTTAGCAAACGCTGGGCTATGAGCCACCGCCGCCATGAAATTGTGTTGTGCTTTACTCTTACTTGGCATTATCGTCCCTGCCGAATAAGCTGGTCAATCTTTTCCTCAAGCTTGTTAAAGCGTTGGTCAATGTGACCTGTAATGCGGTCAATTTCTGCCTGAGTAACGTTATCACGGGCAACCTCCTCACGAGTTTTATTGAGCAAAATGCTGATACGAGAAAGTTCCCTGAACTTCTCGTTCATAACATAGCCCAAAATTGATATTAACATTGTTAATATCGCAGACCAAACTACGCTCAGATCTAGCACATCTTCCCCTTAGTTTTGCCGCGCTGGGCAATACCGTCACCACGGCTAGATGCTTTGCTTGTTGAGCCGCCGGAAGAATACTTAGCTTCAGACTTGCCGCGCACTGCACCACCGCTTTTCATGGTTGGTGGTCGAGACACTGGACGATTAACTGTTGGGCCAATTGGCATCGAGCCTTCGCGTCCTTTGATGGCTGTTTTGGCCCGGTCCAGTACGCTAGACATTTCTTTTTCTGGACCTGTTGGGCCGGTACGTGGCGTTACTGGGCGATTAATAACAGGACCAGTATCCATTGGACCACCACGAGCCCGAGGGCCAGGATATGCACGGTCCGCATCAAAACCACCAAGTTCTCTTGAGCCACCACCAATCCTGTTTCCACCGGTCCGATCAG